GTGCGAATCTGATATCAACTGCAGCTAACCAGTGCGCTGCAGTCTATCTTTGTATTCGTTCTGCTGATTCTTGAACTTGCTATTCTTTCTTCCCTTTTGTCTATGCTCTGTGATTATCTAAGACCTGGTGATTATAGAAAAGTGCTTAAGTATCTTGAAACGTTGGACCCACTTGCTAAGGCGTGGGTCAAAGCAGTCCATTTATTAGTTCGTCACACAATTATCGAGTGGAAAGACGCTTTCTTCTGCTTTTCTTACTTTAAAGATAATTATCAACCAGAGCAAGTTAAGGCTATGTTCCATTTAATTCAATCTGGATCCATCATCTTCAACTATGCCACCGCTCAGCGTTTTCTCGCAATTGCTTGCAGTACAAAGAGTGGTGTAGATGCTCAAGTCAAGGCTATTAAAATTTGTTGTAAAGAATTTGACAACAGAGAGAAGAAGTTCGCAAATCAACAGTTTGAATCTTTCGACCATTTTCGTAGTGTCAACATTAAGTCTGTTACTCCTGTTTCTTTTAAAGGATTACTTAACTTTGGAATTGCGAAACAGCCCGTTCGTTATAGATTCTTTACGGTAACTAGTGTGGATGTTGCTGCTCCTATTGGCACACCATACTCAAATGAATGTGATCTATGTGGTGATAGCGCACGTATGCATGTATCTGATCATCAGTGCAAGTGTACTTCACCCCACTCACACTATGGGTGTTTTCGACTTTGGTATAACACTGTTGGAGATCCTATGTGCCCATGGTGTAGAACCCCTCATACCATACCGAAAAATAAACTAGTTGATGACATATTTCGCACTGAAATTACAGGCTCTGTCAATCAAAATATGGCAGCGAACATTAAGAAGATGGATCGTCCTAATACTACACTCAAGAGTGACCCTCGAGATATGCTGAATGCGTACAAACGTTGTATGGTTGCTCTTGATGTCGGACCCAAGTTTAATCCTCCAGATTTAAGAAAATTGGAGACGTGGGATATGAATTATCCCCAGGATAGCAAAGCGGGTTTATACTTCAATACGAAACAAACTACACAAGATGAGAAGTATACTTTTAACCCCACCAAGAAAGCGGTTTTCGATAGATGTAGAATGAGAAATGTTAACCGCTTGCGCCAATATGATCATATGTTTACAAGCAGAAGCCTAACTCGATGGAGTATGGAAGAGCTCATATTTGGTGCTACAGTGTCAAAACCCTCCTTTAAAGTCGAAGTTAAGAAAGTAGACGACACTGTATCCAATGAAGAATTGGCAAAATTAGATGCAAATGCCCGAAACGCTTTAGTTGCTCCACGAACATTTTTCATGCCTACAATGAGAAAGTTTTTAGCTGACAAGATTATGTGCTTTCCCGGTTTTCAGTATAGATATGATCGTGGTCCTATAATGCCGGGTTTTGAATGGGCTAAGGGTGGAGCTGCCAAATTGTTCCGATGGCTTAAGGGAACTCTACCGAGTGAAATCCCTACACACTATTTCTTTGAGTGGGATCTCAAAGGAATGGATCAAAGTGTTAAGGCAATGCAGATAATAATGAATCTCCTAATGTTTTTGTGTGACTATCATGGTGCCACTTTAGATAACAAAGAAATGGAAACAGAAATGTATATTCTTAAAATGCTGTTGTTCTGGTCCGCAGACAACAGTGCAGTTCATGATGTCAAATGGTTTAGTCAACGGATGTGGAAACGCGTAATTGGAATTTTATTCTCAGGAGAATATTTTACTAGTATGAGCCAAACTATTACAAGCTTTGTCGTATTTCTCGCCTTCTTATTTTGTAATAGAAGATTGCTCAAAGAAGAAATCGCTAAGCTTCCTGAAGATAATAAAACACGACAAGTTTATGGGGCACAACTTATGATATTGGAAGACTATATCAGAAATACTATAGCTAAGTTCTTTGGAGATGATGGAATTGCTGGTATTCCTCTTGCATTAGTCAGAATTCTCGTGTTGTCCAAGAGCCTACGAGAAAAATCTGGTCTTGCACGTCCTTATAATTGGATTGTCACTTTTGAAGATTATTTGAAATACCATTGTGACATGGAACTGAAAGTCAGTGATTCCGGTGAGTTTAAGCACCTGTATACTGTTGTTGAAGATGATGAGATCATAATCATGGGTCCAAAGATCTTAAAACGACACTTCAGAGTTATGCGTATGGGTAAATTGGACCCTGAAAACCCAATTAGTGTTGTTGCGTTTCGTGAGTGTCACTTATGGAAAATTGCTACACCAGTTATTGAGCATATGACTTATTCACTTCAAGTTCTAAGAATAATTGGTGCGATATGGGACACCATGGGCAATAACACTAGACAGTATAATATGCTAGTTGAGATGTTGAACTACACTCTTGCTAAAGTTCCTGGATCCACAACGTACCGACATTTCTACATGCAATATAAACTCCGAAAACCATGGGGATCCTGTCCT